ATTCGCTCGGCTGTATTTTAGTAGGCTATAAAAAAGGCGATAACGCTATATTTGAAAGCACAAAAGCTGAAAGTGATTTAGTTGCTTTGCTTACATCAGTAAATGAAAAACATTCAATTGAAATAGTATAAAAAAAGCCTTGCTAACAAGTAACAAGGCTCTCTAACTAATTAATTTTAACACAAAGAAAAAAGAACGTCCACAAATATAATACAATGCCTAACATTTTCCAAAAAATATTTTCAGGTGGTGCTGGTGACTTAGTAGATAAGGTTGCTGGTGCTGTAGATAGGTTTGTTCAAACGAAAGAAGAAAAGGCTGAAGCTCAAATTGAATTACAAAAAGTGATTAATAGTCATTTAGAAGTAATGGAACAAGAAGCTACAAAGCAATTGGAAATTCAGCAAAAGGAAATGGATTCTGCAAGAAATAGAGAAATTCAAATTGCAGTTGCAGACAAAGCACCATTAATTAATAAGATAGTTACTCCAATACTTGCTTTATCAGTTGTAGCATTAACTTTTATATTGTTTTACATTTTAATGTTCAAACAAGTAGGAAACGAAAAGGACATTATTATTTATGTGTTAGGAGTTCTTTCGGCTGTATGTACACAAGTGATTAGTTACTACTTCGGAAGTAGTCAAGGATCAGCACAAAAGCAAAGTCAAATCGACAAGTTTTTAAAATAAATTTACTTTCTTACAAAAAATATTCTTATTGATTTTCAATGAGTTATATTTTATTTTTCTATTGTTTTAATATTGTATTAATATTTTATATATATTTGCTGAAAATAAAACAATATGGTAATAACACAAAACATTGAAAAACTGCTACAATTATATCGTGAGTACGGCGATATAAAAGCCATTATAGAAATGGCAGAGCAAAAAGGAATCAGTACAAATAGAGTTACAATTTCAAACTGCCTTAATGGTAAACATTGCAACTCTAAAATAATTCAATTAATCGGTGATTACTACACTGAAAAACAAACTAAATTACAGTCTTATGGTAAGTAAAAGAGCGGAGTTAATACTCGCAACAATCAATCAAAAAGAAAGTCAGTTATTAGAACTATGCGGAGAATTCTACGACCTTAATATAAGAGGTTTATTTACCGGCGAAGTTGCTGATAAAATTAATGACTTGATGTTAGAAATGGACATGTTAACTAAAAACCTTTTGAATTATGAAAATCCATTAACAAACAAATAATTTTAAAGATGATAACTAATTTTGAAAAAATAACAGCTGAATTAAATGAAATTGAATTATCAATATTGCCATTAATAATTGATTATTTTTCTTTTTATTCTAAAAACAAACCTATTAAAGAGCCTGAATTTGTGAGAATATTTAATGAAAAAAATTTAGGAGTTAAATTGAACGGAGTAAGATTAAGAAAATTAGTTAATTATATTAGAGCTAATGGCATAGTACCTTTAATAGCTACATCAAAAGGTTATTATATTAGTTATGATAAAAAAGAAATTGAAGCACAAATCAAATCTTTATATCAAAGAGCATCAAGTATTAAGAATTGCGCTAATGGTTTGTCTAATTTTTTAAAAGAAGATTTAATAGTTAGTCAATCAAATCAAATCAAATTAAACATTTAACAATAAAAAACAAAAACATGGAAACTAAACTAAACAGCGGAGCAATCTTCAAGAATGATAAAAAAACATCTGACAAAGCACCAGACTACAAAGGTAAAGTAAATGTAAATGGTAAAGAAATGGAAATAAGTATGTGGATTAATCAATCACAAAAAGGTATTAAGTATTTCAGCGTATCATTTCAAGAGCCTTATAAAAAAGATAGTGAGAATAAAAGTTATTCAAATCAAACTAAATACACTCCTAAAATAGAAGATGACGGATTACCATTTTAATTTAAACACAAAGAAAAATGAAAGTAACAGTAGAAAAAACAGAAAAAGTTGAAATAGAGGTGCAACTACCTTTATTCACAAAAGACAAAGAGCGTTATTATAAGATAGAAGATAATAGAACAACTATAATATGCTTTTGGAGTAACGAGGTAAACGTAAAGATAACAGATTTCGCAATGAGTTATCCTTGCGGTTATGAGCAAATAACAGAAGATGAATTTAACACAATTAGAAACAAAGCAAAGCAATTTATATGAAAACTACCGAACAATTAACACTAACACAAAGATTACTTGAATTTCAAAAGCAAATCAATGTAATTAAAAAGGATGCTAAAAATCCACACTTTAAAAATACTTACGCTACATTAAAGCAAGTATTAAGCGAAGTTAAACCCATACTTAGTGAAGTAGGTTTATTAATTACTCAGCCAATAGATGAAAGAGGAATAGGAACTGTTATCACGGATGGAAAAGATTCAATTGCGTCTTTTATTCCTATGCCAGTTGGATTACCCCCTCAACAATTAGGTAGTGCTATTTCTTATTTCAGAAGATATACTATTTGCTCACTTTTATCCTTAGAAATTGACGATGATGATGCAAACACAACTAATAAAGCTATTGTAACAACACCTACTCAAAAACCTATTTTAAAAGCTGATACAGAACACTTCGGCAAAGCAGTTGAGTATTTAATGAAAGGCGGTTCAATAGATGCTATAAAGGCAAAATATGAGGTTAGTCAGGAAGTAGAAACTAAACTAATAAAATCAATCTAATGGAAAGCACAATTGAAATATACAGCCCTGAATGGTTTATTAACCGACAAGGTAATTTTACGGGAAGTGAAATATGGAAGTTAATGACTGAAGCACGTTCTAAAAAGGACGTGCTATCTAAAACAGCAGAAACTTATATACTTGAAAAAGTTTGGGAAAAGTTAAGCGGTGAAGTAAAACAAGGCATTAATAACATGGCAACTGAATTTGGTAACGACAATGAGCCTATTGCTAAGAAATTTTACACATCGGTAACTGGCAACGAAATAGTAGAAAGCAAATTGCTTTACTCAAACGAAATAGATGGCTTAACAGGTAGTCCCGATGGCTTAGTAGGTGAAGATGGCTTAATTGAAATAAAGTGTCCTTACAACGGTGCTAATCACTTAAAACATTGCTTTATTACAAACGATGAAACTTTCTTAAGTGAACAGCCTGAATATTATTATCAGATGCAATGCTACATGTTATTAAGCGGTCGCAAGTGGTGTGACTTCGTTTCTTTCGATCCTCGCATTATTTCGGACTTGGGTTTATTTATTTATAGAGTAAATGCCAATGAAGAAATAATAGAAAAGATGACTGAGAAAGTTAAGTTAGCAAGGGAATTATTTAATCAATATTTTGAATCATTTAATGGAAAAAAAGGTTAAGCAAAAAAAATGCAAGGAGTGTGGCAATGACTTCACTCCTTCTAAAACAACTCAAATAGTTTGTTCGTTTAAATGCGCATCCGTATTAGCTGAAAAGAAAATGTGGAAAGATAAAAAAAAGATAATGATTGAAAACACTCGCACACGTACTGAATGGCTTGGAATACTTCAAATAATCTTTAATAAGTATATTAGATTAAGGGATTCAGATAAACCATGTATTTCGTGCGATAAACCATTAACAGTTAAATTTGATGCCGGTCATTACTTTTCAGTTGGTAGCTACCCTAACCTTAGATTCAGCGAATCAAACGTGCATGGCCAATGTGTACACTGCAATCAACACAAACATGGTAACCATATTGAATACGGAATAAGGCTAAAAGATAGGATAGGCGAATACAACTACAATAAACTATTTAATGCAAGGGGAGATGCTTTAAAACTAACTTTAGATGAAATACAGGAACTAATTAAAATTTACAAATTAAAAATCAAAGAACATGGAAAAGGCACTAACAATTGAACAAGCGAAAACAGAATTTGAATCACATCTTCTAATCGCATTATTTAAAGCTACAGTTGAGCAATCAACTTTACTAACTGGCAAATACAAACAAAGAATGAAGCACGATTTTAACAAGTGGCAAAAAATAGGCTTTGAGTTAGTTCAACAATTAGAAACTCGAAACTTTACAGATACTGAATACATGGATAAACTAAGTGATATATTCCACAATGTTAATTCAGGTATGAGAGAAGAATTTTATAAAGGTTTGGAAAGTTAAAAATAATTATTAATTTTGTACTGTTGGAGTGATGACCAACTTAATAAATGCTTACAATAAAATATTGAACCTCTATTGGTTCGGTGTATCGAGTAAGCACGATACAGGTTTCATCAACCAACCGAATCAGTAGAGGTTTTTAATTTAATAAAATTATGAAACAATCAAAATTATTTGAAGACAAAATTGAACTA